ATTGGGATGTTTTCATCGACCAACTCCTGATGTTCCCAGCGCAAGGCGTACATGATGACTTGCCAGATAGTCTTGCATACATTGACCAACTCGCCGTAACATCCTACTATGAGCAGGATGAAGACGATGAAGAATGGGAACCGATGGACGTTATTTCGGGAATATAGATGGCAAAACTTGACCAAAACGATTACGATGAGCCGACTCCTGAAGACAAGGAGTTAATTGCTTTTATCACCGACCACTGTGACCGCTGGCGTGATTATCGTAACACCAACTTCCTTGATGACTACCTAGAGTACGAGCGTATCTTCCGTGGCGAGTGGGCTTCTGAAGACAAGACCCGTGAGTCTGAGCGCAGCCGAATCGTAACGCCAGCTACCCAACAAGCAGTCGAAACACGCCATGCAGAAATCATGGAAGCCATCTTTGGTCAAGGCGAGTTCTTCGACATTGAGGATGACATCAAGGATGTAAACGGCACTCCACTAGATGTTGCTGCGCTCAAGGCGCAGATGATGGAAGACTTCAAGAAAGACAAAATCCGCAAGTCTATTGACCAGATTGAGCTGATGGCTGAAATCTATGGTACTGGCATCGGTGAAATCGTTGTTAGCATGGAAAAGGAGTTCATACCTTCTACGCAGCCGATTCCAGGCCAGCCAGGGCAAGCTGCCATTGGCGTTATTGAAAAAGAGCGCGTTGGGGTAAAGATTGTCCCTGTTAACCCTAAGAACTTCTTGTTTGACCCGAACGGGACATCAGTTGATGACTGCATGGGCGTTGCCATTGAGAAGTATGTCTCTATCCACAAAATTGTGCGTGGCATTGAGCGTGGTATTTATCGCAAGGTAAACATCACGCCAACTTATGACGATACAGACCTTGAGCCAACTCAAGAGGTTGTGCAGTACCAAGATGAAAAAGTGTTGCTTCTGACCTACTACGGACTGGTTCCGCGAGAGTACCTGAAGAAGGTAAATGAGGAAGTTGAAGTCCTGTTCCCTGAAGACTCTGTTGCCGAAGAATACCAAGATATGGTAGAGGCAATCGTAGTCATCGCGAACAATGGGTTGCTACTCAAAGCAGAAGAAAACCCATACATGATGAAAGACCGTCCTGTCTTGGCCTATCAAGATGATACGGTTCCCAATCGTCTGTTGGGTCGTGGCACTGTGGAAAAAGCGTTCAATATGCAAAAAGCTATTGACGCTCAGGTTCGCAGCCACTTGGATTCGTTGGCATTAACGACATCACCCATGATTGCGGTAGATGCGACTCGTCTGCCCCGTGGAGCTAAGTTTGAGGTTAAGCCTGGAAAGGCTTTCCTGACAAACGGCAACCCATCAGAGATTTTGATGCCATTTAAGTTTGGTAACACAGATGGTACTAACCTAGCCACTGCTAAAGACTTTGAGCGTATGTTGCTACAAAGCACTGGAACGCTGGATTCGCAGGGAATGGTATCCAATGGTGCGCGTGACATGGGCCAAGGCGGTATGTCGATGGCGGTTGCGTCCATCATCAAGCGGTACAAGCGCACTTTGGTGAACTTCCAAGAAGATTTCCTCATCCCGTTTATCAACAAAGCGGCTTTCCGATTTATGCAGTTTGACCCAGAGCGTTATCCCTCTGTGGATATGAACTTTTTGCCGACTGCTACGCTGGGAATTATTGCCCGTGAGCATGAACAGCAGCAGTTCATCGGACTGCTACAGACTCTTGGCCCGAATACACCTGTTCTGCCTATCATTTTGAAAGGCATCATCCAGAATTCGAGCCTGAGTAACCGCTTTGAGATGATTGCTGCACTTGAGCAAATGAGCCAAGCTGACCCACAGGCACAGCAAATGGAGCAAATGAAGACTCAACTGGCTCTTCAAGCTGCTCAGGCGCAGATTGCGGTCAATACGACTCAAGCAGAGCAGAATCGTGCAGAGGCTAACAAGCTCAACACCGAAGCGCAGCTTATGCCGCAGGAATTGCAGGCAAAAGCGCTGGCTGCTGCTACCAAAAACCTGCCTCAGCAGTCTGATGCCAACCAAATTGAGTTCGATAAGCGTGTAAAAATTGCTGAATTGATGCTCAAAGAGGCCGACATCAAGAACAAGTCCAAGATTGTTGAGCTACAGATGCAGGATAAACGCTCAACAATGGAACAAGACTTCCTTAACCGCATCACTACGGAAATGCAGTAATGAGCATTCTTGAAGAAGTAAGCAAAATGTCTGCTGAAGAGCAGATGGCAATGGCTGTTGCGTTGCAAAATTCTGCATCTCAGAAAGTTAATCAGGCTCGTAGCGAAAACATTGGTAAAAGCGTAGAAGTTGTCATCAAAGGCTTAAAGAAAATCAAGACAGACCTTGAGGCACGTTTTGATGAGCTAAACGGCACGATTCAGTCCAAAGCAAACTCACTTTCCAATGGCAAAGATGGAAAAGATGGACGCAATGGCAAGGATGGCGCACCTGGTCGTGATGGGAAAGATGGCGCTACTGGCCCAATGGGTGCAAATGGCGCTGATGGCGTAGATGGCGCTGATGGCGTAAGCGTCACAAGCGCATTTGTTGACTTTGATGGCAGTTTGACCGTTGTTTTGAGCAACGGCACAGAAATCAATGCTGGTGAAGTTGTGCCAATGGATATGGCAGAGAAGATTAAGGTCATCACCAATGGTGGTGGCACTTCTCAGTCTGTCTTGGACTCTATTGCAAGCCTGCAAGCACAGATTACAGCTATGGCTGGATTTGTGAACTATGAAGGCACTTGGAACGCATCAACTAATACACCTACTCTTGTCTCTAGTGTTGGCACAAAGGGAGACTACTATGTTGTCTCTACCACAGGAACAACCAACCTAAATGGTATTACTACATGGACACAAGGTGATTGGGCAATATTTAATGGCTCTGCTTGGGAAAAGGTTGATAACACCGACCTTGTAACTTCAGTAGCAGGTCGCACAGGTGCTGTAACACTAAGCACTACAGACATCAGTGGTTTGGGTACGATGGCTACGCAAGCAGCATCATCTGTGGCTATCACAGGTGGCTCTATCACTGGCATTACAGATTTGGCTGTGGCAGATGGTGGAACAGGCTCATCTACTACTTCAGGCGCTAGAACAAACTTAGGGCTTGTGATTGGGACTGATGTTCTGGCTCCAACTGGTTCTGCCGCATCTTTAACGAGCTTCCCTACTTTTAACCAAAACACTACTGGCACAGCATCAAATGTGACGGGTACAGTTGCATTGGCTAATGGTGGCTCTGGGCAGACTACCGCACAATTAGCTATAAATGCCTTTGCTGGCGCAGTGACTAGCGGCTCTTATCTGCGCGGCAATGGCACAAATGTGGTTATGAATACCATCCAAGTTGCAGATGTGCCAACATTGAATCAAAGCACTACAGGCAGCGCAGGCTCTGTTGCAACTACAAACTTTTCTATTGTTGAGTCAGGTGGGGTTTTGCTCTTTAAGTATGGTGCTACTACAATCGCATCCATGACTTCTGCTGGAGTGATTACTGCGCTTTCCAACATCTCAGCAAATGCTACACCTTAATAGGACAAATTATGGCAACTACCGTCACGCTTAAACCGAATGCAATTGACATCTCTGGCTCTACGTCAGGCACTACCACATTGCAGGCGACTGCGGTTGCTGGCACTACGACCCTCACGCTACCAGCGGCTACAGATACATTAGTTGGACGCGCTACTACCGACACGCTGACAAACAAGACATTGACCAGTCCTGTAATCAGCACAATTAGCAACACTGGTACTCTGACGCTACCAACATCGACAGACACTCTGGTTGGACGCGCTACCACCGATACGCTAACCAATAAGACATTAGTCGCGCCTGCGCTTGGTACACCAGTTTCTGGTGTAGTCACCAACCTTACAGGAACAGCGTCCATCAACATCAACGGCACTGTTGGCGCAACAACACCAGCGGCTGGAGCATTCACTACGCTTACTGCATCTTCAACAATTACAGTTACGGGTGCTGGGTCAATTGAAGGACTCACCGTAGGCCGAGGCGCTGGTGCTGTTGCAAGCAATACGGCGGTGGGTGCTAGTGCGCTGCAAAATAATGTAACAGGCACAAACAACACTGCGGTTGGTAGTAGCGCACTAACTAGTAATACAGCCAGCAATAATGTTGCCGTTGGTGTATCTGCGCTTATATCTAACACAACGGGCGGCACAAACACTGCGGTTGGGGCTGAAAATCTATATAGCAATTCAACTGGTTCTGCTTTGTCTGCATTTGGGCAGTCTGCACTTTACGCAAACACTACTGGCTCTAACAACACAGCCATAGGAACTGCGGCTCTGCGTTTTAACACCACCGCCTCAAACAACACCGCTGTAGGGTATCAGGCTGCTTACACAAACACCACAGGCGATATCTTGACTGCGGTTGGTTATAGAGCACTTTATTTAAACACTACCGGCTATGCAAATTCGGCATTCGGTCTGCAAGCGTTGACCGCAAACACAACTGGGTTGTACAACAATGCTTTTGGATATTTGGCACTAGGCGCAAATATTACCGGCTCGTACAACGTGGCACTTGGAGGAGAATCTTTATCCACCAGCACCGCAGCCTCGTATATGACCGCCGTAGGTTATCAGGCGGGGTATAGCAGTACCACAGGCAGCAACATGGTAGCTGTTGGCTACAGGGCGCTTTACTTAAACACCACCGGAGCCAGCAACACTGCTGTTGGGGTACAAGCCCTAAATTCCAACACCACCGGTAGCGATAACACAGCGTTTGGCACGGCTGCAAATTCAGGCAACACCACTGGAAGTTTTAATACCTCTGTTGGTAAAGATGCCCTCCAGTCCAACACCACCGCCAGCAACAACACTGCCGTAGGGTATCAGGCTGGGTATAGTAATACCACTGGCGCAGGCATCACAGTTTTAGGTGTACAGGCTGCTTACACCAGCAATGCAAGCCAAGTCACTGCCATTGGCTTTAGCGCATTAAAATTAAGCACCGCTGGCAGTAATACTGCTGTAGGGTACAGCGCAGCCTCTGCCAATACTACGGGTACAAGCATAAATGCTTTTGGTGCTAGTGCTTTAATAGCAAACACAACGGGAGTAGAGAACTCAGCGTTTGGCGACAGCGCATTGGGAAGCAACACCACGGGAAGCAACAATGTTGCTTTTGGAACAAATGCGCTAGTTACAAATTCTACTGGCTCAAAGAATGCTGCTTTTGGTGAATTTGCTCTTAACAACAACACCACAGCCAGCAACAACACCGCAGTGGGGTATTCTTCTGGTTCCTCAATCACAACAGGCGCTAAAAACGTCATCCTTGGCAGCTACACAGGCTCTGCTGCTCCCATCTCTGCTACTGGCAGCAACTTCATCGTGCTGTCAGATGGTGATGGAAATGTGCGCCAATTTATTGATAGCAGTGGAAACTTTGTTCAGCAAGTAACAGGTACTGCACCTACGCTTACCGTTAACTCAACACTAACATTTGAATTAACAAATAACACTACCTTAAAAATTAAGGTTCGTGGCACAGATGGAACAACTCGTTCAGTATCTCTCACTTTAGCATAAGGACTTACCATGACTACCAACTCATTGTCCTACGAAGATGCTAAGGCAAACTTTATTGAAGTTGATGGACAGTTGTATAAAAAAGTTGGAAGTGTAGATGCGTATGGTTATTTACGTTTTGGACATAAAAGAAACTACTATCTAGCTCATCGCATTATATTTTTATTGCATCATGGATTTATTCCAGAAATTATTGACCATATTGATGGCAATCCAAGTAATAATTCAATTACCAATCTTAGGGCCGCAACTAAATCTACAAACGCTTTAAATCGTCATGCCCGCGTTGATAATAAAATTGGCATTAAAAATGTTTGTTGGAGTAAACTCCGCAAAAAATGGGTTGTTAATATAAACATTAACAAAAAGAAGACTCAGTTGGGGTATTTTGAAGACCTTGAGTTAGCTGAGTTGGTTGCTACTGAAGCAAGAAATAAGTACCACGGCGAATTTGCCAGACATTGAAAGGAAATATCATGACCCAGTTTTCAACCACCGTTCAAACCATGTACACACTGCCTCAAGAGGCAGGGCAGACCGATGTTTTTAAATCTATTAACCTTTAAGGAGTAAACTATGGAAAACGAAATTACCGCCGCACAAATCGCTCAACACTATAGCGCCGCTATGGACAGCGTAACTCTCATCAACGCAGGTAAGCCTGAGTCTATGAGTGCTGAAGATTGGGCAGACTGCCTGTCTCGCAACAAAG